CCGCCTCTCTCTCCCAGAAAATAGCATCTAGCTTTTGCTTATCTTCCTCTGTGATAGGTTTCTCTTTTATGCTTTCTTCGTACTCAAATTGCTTTTTAATGGCTACTTGCCTTTTCTCTTCGATTAGGAACGCTTTTATGAAGTTGTGAAAGCTAGCAACAGAAAGCCCGAAGTATTGACCATACTCCCCCCGTATGCCATTGTGGAGTGCTATTTTTATTTCTGGAATAGTAGAATTTGGAAAGTAGTTGATGGCTTCTAAAACTAATCCCTGAGTTAGCATTGCTTTATCTACATCAGTTTTTGCCTGATTAAGTGTATTGGCGAGTTCAGAAATCAAAATGAGAAATTCTTTTTTTAATTTCTTTTCATCTGACTTAAAAACATCTATTACTTTTTCACCTTGGAAAGCTTGGATGATAGCCGTTTCGGTTTTATTTAAAGTGGGTGATGGTAGTGTTTGTAATGCTAACATTGAGTTATTTTTATGGGTTATCTATATCTAAAAGTTTCATGGCTCCTTTATGGCTTTCAATGGCTTGGTCGAATTTGCTTGTATGACCATTAGCTTTGATTATTTTATCTGGCGGTTTAGTGTGAATCCAGTTTCGGAGGTGTTTTAGGTACTCGCTCCAATGGATGTGATTTTTGTTTGATATTTTTAGATTGGCATTGAAATTTTCGAGAAGTTGCCTATCAATTAAAACTCTGCAAGAGATTTCGATAGCTTCTTTTTCTCCTAAAAATTCATCCATCAATAATTTTTCTAAAAATTGTTCGTGCGAATTATTTTGTTCGTTTGTTATATTGTTTATTGTTTGTTTGTTATATTGTTTATCTATACTACTAATGCTTTCGCCTGTGCTTTCATGGTGCTTTGACGTGTGCTTCGTAAATGCTTTGTCAAGTGCTTTGTCAAGTGCTTTGGTATTTTCTTTCAAAGCAATAATGTTAGAGCTGTACTGATTTTTTGAATATTCTATTACCTCAAAAAAATTATTAGCTACTAAATTATCAAAGTGCTTTTTGTAAACAGAGTAGCTTTTAATCCCAGTTGCTTCCATAGCCATTGATGTAGGAAACCCAAATTTCTTTTTCCAACCTAATCTATTGCAATGCTCAATTGCGAAGGAAAAAATAGCTATATCATTTGGTTTTAATTTCTCTGGATTTGCAAAAGAAAAATCCCATAAATTCCTATACAATTTGTAAATGTCCATAAGTCCTCTCGTTTAATAATTCACAATTATTTTCAGCAGCAATTGAAATAAATGTTTGCTCTATAATAGTTTCTAATTTTCTTGTATGAAAATTTATATTTACATCTTTATACCTTACCAATAAATACATATCTACATCTTTACAGTTTTTAAGAATTTTATCTATTAAAAGTTTGTTAGAAGATTTATGAAGATGGCTTCTTTATTTTCAAAGCACCAATCGCTGAAGAGTTCTAAAATGGTGATGTTGTTTGATTGATTCATTTTCTTTTATTGTATTTTCTTCCTAATCCTAATGTCCCTTTGATTCTGGATATTGTTTCGTAGCTGACTCCATAATCAATAGCAATGCTTTTCATATTATAATTGCCACTACTTAGGATTTCCTTTATCTTTTTTAATTCCAGTACCGATAAGAATTTTGGCGATTTTCTTCTTTTCAAATTGGCTTCTGCAATTATTTTGACCATAAAAGCATCGCAAGATTTTACTTCATTCAAATGTTTTTCTTTGAGCTTTTGTGCATTTTTAGAAAAGCGATATTTCCCTTTGCCCGCATCTGCCCTTAGGAATAGAATGTGGTGTTTTCTTCTGTGGGTTTTGATGGCTTTTATTAAAATTGTGAAGTCTTGTTTTTCCATAGTTTTAGTTGAGTGCCATTTAGATTCATTCCAGCCATGATTAAATTTTATTGTTTGATTAAAAAATTACTGTGCTGTTTTAAAAAGGACTTCATTCATGTAGGTTCTGCAATCTTTGATTCTTTTGTAAAGCCTTTCTATATCTTCATCATTGCGCTCAATGTGGATTTCAACACATCTTTCTTCTAATGGAATGTCATCATAGATAAGAGCCTTATCAATGGCATCACAAGCCTGTTGGAATAGTTCATCTGTTTCGGGATTGATAACTCCCATTTTCCATTTTAGCTTATTCTTTTCATCGAAAATTAAAGGCTCTGGAGTATTGACTAAGCAATAAGAAAGTTTAGAAGATTTTGCACCCGTCAAAGCCATGTAGCCTTGAAGCTGCCAGTAGTACATCTTGTTTAACTTGTCTTGTGTGGCTCTGAAAAAAGTAAATATGTCCCATGAAGATTTGATGTCAATGATGGTTTCCGCTTCAGTAATAATTGAACCCGTAAACAAGTCTGGAGTGCCACTTATAAATCCATTTGAAAGAGTGAGCTCATTCTTTTTGAAGAACTCTTTTTTTACCCTTGAAAATAGCGTAATAGAATCTTCCTCAACTTGCAGTCCTTTTCTTGTGTATCGGTTAGAAATATCCGTTTCTCTGCCATATTTGGCACTAACAAATTTATCTACCAAGTGAGTTTTTGTAGTTTCAGAAATTAATTCTGATTTTGATTTTGGCTCAGTCATTAAGTAGCCAAGTGAACTGCATCTAAATAATATTTCGTTTGCGTTTTCCATGATTATATTTCGTTTTCAGATAGTGAAGCAAATTTCAATTCATAGTTCTCTAGCAGATTAGGCATTTTCTCAACCTCTGATTTTAGGTTTAGCAATTCATCTACTTTCTTGCAGTCTGCAATCATAAGTGCCAGACGCTCCTCTTCTTTATTGATTTCTTTGGAAGTAGCATCTATATAATCTACATCCACCGTTTCGGCATCTTTGACAACCGATTGGTCAACTTTCATGGCAGTTTGCATTTCAATTGATAAGATACCCCATTGAGAAAGTGTATGTTTCAATACTGTTTTCTTAGCCATTTTATCAAACTCGTCTTTCCATGGTCCAGAGTTAAAGGATTTAGAATACTTCTTTGCGTGTCCTCTCACTTTATCCATTGACCAATAACAAACCTTTTCAAATCCGTTTATAGTCATAAAATAGGCAACATATCCAACTACATCGCCACTTGGTTCAATGGTAAAATCTGCATCTAATTCTTCTGTTAGTGCGTTCCATGTCTTGAACTGATTAGAGTAAACCTCCGTAACATTTATTCTCTTGTACTGGCTTGTTCTTTGCGCCAATTGCACTAATCCCTTCCATCCTAACTGAAACTGGGCTTTGCCTCCGTATGGAACTATCCAAGCAAATCCTAAGCTATTGTTTAATGGCAGGTCTAAAGTTGCTGCAATGGCTGCGGAGTTGTAAATACTGATAGGGTCTGCATTTTCTAATAGCTTGTTTGAAGTTGCTATTTGAAGAACCGATGTTATAAATTGCGGAGCTCTTTTGCCCAACATTTCTGTAAACTTTGCTTTTACCGTTTCGCTGGTAAAAAACTCTTTGATTGCTTTGCTCATTTTGTTTGTTTTATTGGTGACTTAATATTTAAAAAAAGCGGAGTTCCTCAACTCCGAGTAAGTGGATATTTGCGATTTTTATAGGTGTCCTGTACTTCAATCCAATTGGTACAGTTAGCGAAGGTTATCTCTTTCGGTATAGTCTTTAACCTTTGCGAAGTGTTCTATACCTATCCTTACCCTCACAGTTGCCAAACTGCTACTCTTAGGATTCGTGTAGCGGAGGTTCTAAAGTCTATGGCTTGACCGTCAAACAATCCTCCTTTCTGGGGTGCATATTTTAAAGAACGTATATTGATTTATTTCTTCTTAGTGATTCTATACAGTTATTGCAAAGGTTCTGTTCTTTGTGAGTGTCTTTTCCCTCTTCTTCGTCATTCATAATGACTAAATTTACAGTAGTTAGAATGTCATCTTGTTCACATTCATCACATTCCTTTGTGATAACTCGGTTATCGTCAAAGTGCCTTTCAAAGTGTTCTTCTGGTGTCATGTTTATTCTACTATTAGAGTTAATTTTCCTAATTCATTTTTTAAATAGTCCTCTCCGAAATGTGGAAGAGAAACTTTCTTTTCAAATGGCAAATAATCTTCACTATAAATTTTCATGGAGTGCTCACCATTGCCCAGTGCAATTACTCTACTGGCTTCTTCCATGCCATAAGCCTGTAATAGCTTTATAGGCTCAACACCATTTATATTGATGTCTATTTGAACATTCTCGCCAAATACGGACTTTAAGATTTCAGTCACATCTTTCAATGATTTCTCAATCATGTTGTGTGATAATTCTAAATTTTGTAGCTTTGCCATACATTTTGATTTTAAGTGCGGAGGGTTGTGGTGACTGCCTCCGCATTTTTTTATTTAATAATTACTAACTGTCCTAATATTTTTGCTGTTACTACTGGAATATCCTTTTCTTCTATGTAGTATTCTTTAAAGTCTTGTCTTTTGCCATCTATGTACGCCCACTCTCTTTTTACGGGAATGCCTTTGTGGTCTATCAAATCCTTTGCTCTTCTTCTTATATCTCCTATTCCTGTATTTATAGCCGTCAAATAGCTTAGTCTTTCTCCGCTCAACATTCTTTTCAAACACAACCAGCATTGCTCATTAAAATCCTCTCTTCTTTCATTCAATACTGCTTGTGATGCAGGATTGTTTTCGTAAGGATGAACGCTGTTAAATGATAGGTTGAGTTGCATTTTATTATTAGTTTACTATTGAATTAGCCCAAGCTGAAAGTGCTGCTATAAGCCAAAAAAGAACACATACGATAAAAACAAATTGGTCTTCTTTGTGAAGTCTATTCCACCAATATTTGAATCTTGCTATCATACGGCTAGTTCGTTTATTACCACCATATCATAAGCAAGTTTGAACTCACTCCATCTGGAGGCGTTAAGTCCTAAAAAACGGCACAGACCTAATGTCTTTCTCATGTGCCTTTGGTTTTCGGTTTCTTGTAAAATTCTTTTCATATAGTTTGTTTTTTTTGGTGACTTAATTAATCTTCATCTGAATAATAAACGTGAGATTGCTCCTTCATTAATAAATGGTAAACAGCTAGTACATAAGCATTGTGGCTTTGAAGTATGCTCACATCTTTAAGCATTACAGCATTGTTCACATCTTGAATCCATTTAGCCCATTCATATTTAGGCGCATCGGCTATCGTTCTCTTATAGGTTTCTAAAGCTTGTTCTGGAGTTACTTTTGTCATGCTACTTTTTTAATCGGTTGGTTCTTTTTCAAGTGCCAAAACTTTTTCAGTTAATGATTCAATGATTGTCTGCTGCCTTTCGACAATGGCAGCCAACACTTGAAATTCTCTTTGTGATACTACTTCCATTGGTTACGCTTTGATTGTTTCAACTTCTTCGCAATACTTATTTAGCTTTTCGATTTGCACCTCTTTTGCAAATCCTTTATCAATTATTTTTTTGATGGTCATAAAATGGATTCCTGTTGTTTCGTAGCAGTCCATCATATTGCCAGCATCTATGATTAGCTTTTGATATTTTGCTGTTAAAGCTTTTGGAAGAATTTTTTTCATTTTGATTTATTATAAAGTTTTTATTAGTTTCGTATAACTATTGTAATGCAAATGTAAAGATTCTTTTCAAATAAAAAAGTATTTGTAAAGTTTATTTATAAACATTTATAATGTTGAAAAGTGGAAAACGAACAATTAATATCTGATATTGAAAAATTAAAATCCTTACGGGTTATTGATAAGAATGTAGCAGATACCATGGATAGAGTGGAGCAGATGCAGGGGTTTTAGTTTAACTCCCAAACTTTTTCACTAACAACTTTTGCTCCTGATTTCAAAAGAATTTCTTCCATTTTATTTATAGAGCAACCCACCGATTTCCATTCAGAAACGGTGGTAGGACTCACTCCTAATTCCTTATAAATACCCCGTTTTGAAATCAGTTGTAGAAATGCTTCGCGAGTGCCTGTGATATTGCTAGCTTTTATATCGTTCATAATATTTTTCGTTTGGAATTATTTTTTCATTCAAATAAAAGTCGCTCATTTCTCGCGCTAGTGTTGCCATTTCTTGGGCAAATTCTTTAGATGGAGAAGGAACTAACGATGTATGAAATGCACCTAATACAATTACTCCTATGTTATAACTATAAGGCATTCCAGCAGCTATTGCTTTGTGTTTTTGGCATAGCTCAGTCATTTGCTCTATAGTTACTCCTTTAAATATTTGAGCATAAAAAAACGGCACTTCTGTGCAAATAATCAGCCCTGCACCTGGCAGAGCTGATTTGTTTTCGGAAAACAGAAATTTTGGAAGATTCATTATTTTGAGTTGCGACCGAAATTACGGTAAGTGTTTAGTGAAAAAGTTTTACCTGCATTTCCAACAAATAAATCCATTGCGTAACCGTTGCAATGTGCATACCAATTGCCGCGATTGCTATTTTTATCATCGCCTTTTTTTACTGCAAACTTTTTAAGGCGTTCTGCATCTTCTTCATTTGTTGTGAACTCAAAAGTTTTGTAAGCTCCAGCAATGATTGCTTCTTGAAACTTTCTGCCATTTTTTACAATTACTTCTACTCCCTCTAAACCTGTTGCGATGTTAATTGTGAAACTTTTCATATTATTTGTGCCGTCCGATATAGCGTTGCGCCCCGCTTTTTTCTTCAGTTGACCTGTCACCGCCATCAATAATAATCATCATTGACAATGCAAATATAAGTAACATTTGGATATTTCCAAATATTAAGCAAAATTAATTTGTTAAATTTTAAAGGAAAGTGCTGAAAACTAGTGATAGCAAGGGAACCAATTTTTGAGAATCGGAGGTTTATTTTTTCCTAAAACTTATTTTTTCTGAAAAGCGAATCCCTACCTCTGGCTGAAGCATGGAGTTGACACCTCCGTTAATACCTAACATGTGACGGTCCGCTATTATAGCATCTATGTCACCACCCCCTCTATAAGTGCCAAGTGTTTTATTTACTATCGTAGTTCCTACATGAACACCTAAATAGACTTTTACCAAAGATTTTTTTTCCTCTTGTACTACAGTTTTAGTAATGGTTTCTATTCGCCATTTCTCAGGAGCTAAATTCTTATAATCAACTTTTAGGTTGATCAATTCGTTATTTGTGACTGTAGCTGTAGCTGTAGCTCTAAAGTTTTCTGGAGAAAGCGTATCTAATTTATAAATTGTAGTGTCAAGGCAAGTGCTAACTTGGTTTAATTCTACCATATTAGATTCTAATTCCCTCGAATTCGATGGGTTTAAACTTTTAACAGTGTCGAATTCGACACCTTTATGGGTGCCTCCATTTATATACTTCTTTACACCAATCAATTTAGGCTTACTATTAATAATCGTTTTTTCTGCTTCTTTATTGGGCGCTGTAGAATCCCTCCATTCAATTACTGTCTTGCCCGAGCAGTCACAAGGTTTAGTCCACCATAAGTGGAGGAATAAAATATTGCTTGCAAATAGCAATATTGCTACTAGCAATGTGTAAAGAAAGGGTTTGTTTATTTTATCCATTGTAAGAAAGGAATACTCCCGTTTCAAATAAATATTTCTCTGATTTTCTTCTAGCAGTTAGCCCAGGTAGTTGAATCATTTTTCCATTGGCATCTTGCCCTTTATCCCAGTTTAAAATTTCATCAATTCTGCCCCTATCGCCCATGTTTAACTTTCTGAGTAAAGTAGATCCTTTCAAAGCACCTAGCCCACAGTTATAAGAAAAACATGTAATAGCAGAAACCTCATTATCCGTAAAAAATACTTTTGGATTAAAATAGGACCTTACCGCACTTTCTATCCTGGAAACTTTGGCTATCAAATCAGCCTCCGCCTGAGCTTCTGTTTTTATCTTCGAAAATTCGTAAGCCTTGCTTTTATTAGCAGCCCCTTTTACAATTCGATTTTCAGAATCATAAATAGCGGCACCCCATCCCTCCGTCCATATACCCAAACAGTCCATTTTAGGCTGTAATCCTATTTGAGAAAGGTCGCCATCATGGAGCGATTCATAATGCTTAATTAGGTCAAATCCTGATTTTGTCATGGCTGTGTAGGGGTGTTTTGGTTTTCAGATTTAGGTAAAAATTTATCCTTCAAAAATCCAGAAATCAAACTCCAAAAATTAGTACCTAAAATCTTATCTACATTTTCTATAAAAGACTTCCCTTCTATATAACCTATTAATCCCATCGCCACCTTCTTCATCAGCTCCCCTTCACCTACTCCGCACCCTACTATATACAATACCAGCCCAAAAAGGCAATACCACACCGATTTCTTCACCGTATCAAAGGCTCTCTTAGAAGTCCACGCATTGTAAAATAAAATGAAAGTGGCAGACTCCCTCCATAAAGCATAGAGCGCACTAATCATATCAAAAAACACTAATGCTATCACTGTATAAAAAAATTCACGTAATGGAAGCGTAAAGGCTATTCCCTGCACAAATATTAAAGTCGCAGCAGTTTTAATATTTACAAGAGAATGAATAATACCCTGAGTAGTCTTACTGAAATAATACTTTATTCCAACTAATTCAATCACATCTTTGTCGAACGAAACTGAATATTCATGCCAATTAAATCCATAAATAGCAAGTCCAATTGGAGCAAAAACAAACTTGAATGCAGTAGTTAAGCAGATTACCATGCCTTTAATCATTATTACTATTTTATAAAATATTGCCTCCACAATCATCTTCTTTTTATTAGTTTATAAAAGTGGCTGCCTAATCCACTGAATTTCAAATAGGCTATCAACAAAGAGCCAAATGCTACAACTATCTCATACCATTGAAATGTAGATCCGTTTCCGGAAAAATCGTCTAGCACATTCCAAACTGCCCACTCCATGAACCAAAACTCAAATATGGTATCGATTTTTTGAAGTGCGATTAAAGCAATGCCAATAGCGAATACCATAAAGAATACTCTACATTCGATGTATTCCGGTTTGTTCCAATCAACTACTGTTGGAGGAATCTTGTAGGCTATTTTAAAGAACGCATCAAATAGGTAAGCCACTAAGAAAAGTAGCTTACCTATTGCGCCTAAATGCTTACGAACGAGGCTTTCGTGGTGGATGTGTGCCAACAACTTCACCCGGCAGTCAGTCGGTCACAACTTTTTGAAATACACAGCCATCTACCACTACAGCATATTCATTAGACAATTCAATTTGTCTAAAATGTGTATTGGTGTTTACTTTTAAAGTAGCTTTAGCTTCTTCGCCATAGTTTTGCACTGTTCCATAACCTACTACATTAAAATCTAATTCAGCAGTATCGTCATTAGTAGTATTTCCACAGGTTTGAAAATATAAGCCGTTATGTGCTTCTGTAGTACCTTGTATTGTTACCTGTGCGAATGATTCGCCTATTTCAAATGCTAATTTCATTTTATTTGTTTTTTATTGGTTACGAAATAGTTATACTTGTTCTTACTAATCCTCCACCTGCTGTGTAGTCATTGGTAAATGTAGAATCTAATGTTAATACGGTAAATAGGATTGTTGTTGTCGGAGGCAATGTTAATACTACATTTGCGCCAGTCTCTGGGAGTAATACAGCCCCTCCACTTATTGCAGCACCCCAACTAATAGGATAAGTAACTCCAACCTGTGTAATATTTGCCGAAATATCTATCACTAATCCACTCACAGAATTTACTACTGTTCCACCTGCTTCAACACTTGCTATAACAGTTCCGGATGCATCAACCTTTACCAATTTTGTAACTTGCAATGTACTGCCGTCACTAAGGTTGTAGGTAATATCTAAATCATATACCCCTGCACCGTTTCCTGTTGTATCGAAGTCGAAGTCTGCTGTTTCGGGAGTAGCGCTACTTCCTAAAGCTGTGTCAGTCCCACCACTCCAAAAAGTAACCACCCAATCGTATCCGTCAACTGTAACTAATGGAGGCGCCTGTAAAGATGTTGGGGCGATTTTAAAACCGACCGTCCAATCGTCACCTCCGTTGTTGGTGAAGTCGATTTGAGCTTTCCCTGCTGTATAATAATCTATAAGTGCAAATACTACCGCTAATAATCTATTGTCACTCGCCTTTGGAAGCCTATACACATCACCATTCTTAAGTCCGTCAGCAATTGCATCTGTTTGGTTTGCGTACTCTGGAACGCTAGAAATATTAAGTCCGCTAAAACTAGGGGTATTTGAAATTAAAATACTGTCAATACGTGACTTCAAATCGGAAAGAGTAAAGCCATATTCTTGAGCCTGAAACTCATTCCATGACGCAACTATTTTGTTTGAGCTATCAGTATAGTAGTAAACAAAAACTAATCTATCAGTAATAGAACATTTCAAGTCTGTTTTGTTGTATGTTCTTGTAAACTCTCCAGTTTCAATACTAACAACATTTGCGCTTACTTCTGCAATAGTATTATAATTTGCCATAGCTTAATAAATTAAATTTTGATTTCTAAAAAACAGTTCAATACGCCACCTTCTCCATTCTCAGCTAAAAATTTTGCAAGCAATAATTTTTTTAATCTTGTATTTGCCTCTGTAACTGACTTACCTAAACACTTTAATTCCTTTGCACAGCAATATGTATGACTAATGCACTTCTCAACTTTGTCAAGAAATACATTAGCAGGAGGAACCGTATTATTATTTTGTGGCATATTAAATTTTTTAGCAGCCTTTACATCCTGCTTGGCATTCTTTTAACAACTTATCAATTTCATCTTCACTTACGCAATCGCTATTTTGATTTAATGAAGCTTTTAAAACTTCAAACTTATTTTTCATTTTAAGAAGTCTATCAATTTCCTTATTACTGGTCTTGCTGCAGTTGTCAGCGCAATCCTTCTCAAATAATTTTTTAAGTTTTGAAATAATACAATCCTCTAGTTGTTGATACGGATCATCTGCTCCACCGCAACCATCAATAATAAATATCTTCTGGCCACATGAAAGCGTATTACCATCAGCTAAGTGTAAGATATACTCTAGTCTGTACTCTTTATTTTTTCTCCAGGCTTGACCTATTGTAAAATCAATTGCTTGTAAAAAAGTAAATGCTTGAGGATTGAAAGAAGGAATATACCCAAGGTCTGGAATATTACCTAAAAGAACATTAGAGCCATCGTAAAGCTTTACTTCTGTTTTTATGATATCAGAAAGTGAAGGATAGTTTGGAGTTCCGTAACCTGTAACATTTGTATCAGAGTCGTAAATTCCTGTAGTATCAGTTAACTTAATTTTTGATAAATCTGCGCAATCAACTTCTAGTTCAAAATTTATTTTAGCTGAAGGAAGATTATAGAATGTTTCTCCGCTTACATATACCTCTGTAATATTTATTGCACCTCCAGGTCTTACTTCATAAATTACTAACCCTTTAAGTTGACCAAGGCTTGTAATAATTGTAACTTTTGGATCTGCAACGTTGACTAATGGTGCGTTATTTTGAACATAGCTTGTTATATAGTGTCTAGAAACAAGCGTATCTAAAGCATCAACACTATTTGATATATTACAGTCTGCCGGAATATTATTTAGGTCCGTAGCAATATATGTTCCATTATAAAAGAATCCTGCAATTATTTGTGCATTAGAAACCGAGTCTATTTGACTTAAATCAAATTCTTCACATCCATTCTCTTCAAATAAAAGTTCTACTGGAATATTACCACTAGGAGATATTACTAAAAATTTAACCTTGTAATATTTTATTTGAGCAGTATAGTTGTTGTAAACATGTGTTGCAGCAGGAATAAAACAAAGATCAGCTAGTTGCTCTTCAACATCAGTATAGAAGTTTGCTGTACCAACAACGGGAGTAGGATTATTTTGTTGAAAAGCATTTTTTTCAACTCCATCATGGCCTATATATGTTATGCTTGTTAGGATTGCTCCATATACATCTATTAGCGAAGAGTATGTGTCAATAGGTAATAATACTACTCTAGTAAGGCAGTTCTTAAACCGTAGGTTTGAGGTTCCAGTAGTAATTAAACAGTTTTTAAAATCTGACATTTATTTAAACTCACCACCTACTCTTATTATTGACAAAATTAAAAATAGTTATTACAACTTTTACTTTTTCTTCAAAATATTTTTTCCGATCTCGTAAGGACTTATTGGTAAGCCTATTCCTTCCGCTCCAAACTTAATTGCTTCTTGTACTGCTTTGTCGTATTTCTCATTACTCAACTGCCCTATCACTCCCGCACCATCATTGATAACTTGCAATACAGGATAGTTAATATCATGCGCATATCTAGGATTTTCAGCCTTACTCCAAACTTCATCAAGAATAGGTGCTAGTATTGGGAAGTTTTGATAACTATTGCTGATTAAAGATTTAAATGCTTTCTTCTTTAATTTATCTTCATCGTCCCCGGCCTGTGCATACTTTAAACTATCTACTGCTGCTACCATTAAAGCGTTCATTACAAAAATATTCATAACGCTTTTGCCTACTTTCACTTTGTTTTCTAGCGAAGGATTGTTTGCTTGTTCGATAACATTCCCCATGAAGCTATTAAAGTTGGAGAATGATTGCCCAGAGAACAATGTAAGTCCTTTTACTAGCACACTTGCATCTTTAGTAATGTGTGCTCTATTTACATCATCCATAGAAGATTGAGATTCTACAACCGCTCTGCCATAAATATCACTAACTGCATCCCAATATTCATTTGAGCCTACTGTATATGGCATTTCTGCTTCCACTTGTTTCTTTGCTGCCACCCAATACATAGCGGAAACTGCCTTATCTGCTGAAATAATGTTTTGTGTGAATCTGCTGAATGGAATTTTTATATTCTTTCCCATTACTACAGTTTCAAAGTCTGATAACCCGGACTTGATAATAGAGTCAAAGTAGTGTTGACTTCCTTGTAGTCTTCTTCTAGCTGTTGCGCTGTGCTCCATCATTTCATCCATTACTGCATCATTCTTTAGCTCTTTGTAAGGATTAAAACTTTGAATAACTCCCTTAGAGTTTTTAGCCAAAACATCAATGCTGCTGTACAAATATTTTGCAGGGATAACAGTATTAGAAACAAAAATAGAAGAGTATTGTTTGAGTGTAACAAACGGGTTCAGCCCTAATCTTGAAATAACAAACCCTCCTAAAAGGCGCTTACCTACTTCTCCTAGCTTATCTTCGCTTGGATCTTCAAACTCCTTCTTGAATTTATTATACCACTCCACGTATTTATGCATGTCATTTGCTCTAAAGAAATTATCGTTTTGAGCAACATAAACATCTAGGTTTCTTAATGGTGTTGAAAATGAAGCATACCTAGTATTTGCATCAATATAGTTGTTCATTACTTGAAGTGCATCTACTACTAGGTAGTTTGCATTTTGTTGTGGATTTCTATATTTCGCACTTCTCAAATCATCCACAAATTTATTTGCTTTCAAATAATCTGCATAAGACTTAATTCCTTTACCATGGATCAACGGGTAATAGAATCCATCTGCTTTTCTAAGTTCTACTCCCGTATCTTGTTTGTGAGTTTCATTTACATACTCAAATAAGAACTCATTTGCTTTTATCCAACCATCTATATCAGTGCTGTACTCTGGTGTGCTAAATTTAGTTTCCAAATCTTGGTAATCATTTTCTGTTACCTCAATTTTAAAGTCCGGACGAATTTGTTTATTCGATTTATCGCGATACTCTTTCAATTCAAATATGCCATTACCTTCCTTAAAGAATCTTGCTCTTACTATAGCATTTCTTAAAGTCAAATAAATATGCAATAATTCTCCCTCAGAAATCTTTGTCTTATTCCCTTTGTAATTTTCGAAGTGATCGCCAATGTCTTCAGTAGCGGACTTTGCAATATCCTTCGTAATGAAATTTGACTTAGTGGAAAGACTATGGCTTAACTCGTCTATGAAGTGTTTAGCAGTTTCCCCCATTACAAACTGCTTATCTTGTGCTACATCAAGCGCTTTACTTAGTTTGTAAAGAATAGAGTTCTCTCCACCGCCAAGGAGTTTCGCCCAGGTCGGCAAGCTTGATACTGCTAAAGCATATTTTTGTAACACATTAGAAATCCACTCTCCATATTTGTTTTTAGGGAGCACACTCATAATAGCGTTACGAGCCTTTATCAGTTCATTTTGAGATTCAGCTTTAAACTCTGCTTTGCTGTACATTGTATTTTCATCTACAACTAAAGCATCTTCGATATTTTTTAGGTGCTCGTACTGTATGTGATACTCCGTAAGTCTATTTAGCAAAGAGGAAGAAAGAGGGGCCAGCGTAGTACCATTTTTAAGGTGCTCATAAATATCATCCAATACTGGTTGCATGGAAGCGCTGCCTAATTCATTTCTCATACGCTCCAACTCTTCTACAAAAGCAAATCTCTTTTCGGTACCATCAGCGTTCATAGCTTTGTACTGCAGAATATTGTTCATGTATTCGGCCAAGTAGTCTGCAACCGCCACACTATTGTTTACTCTTCCGGTAAGTGCGCCTATTCTTCCTTTGATTCTATTTTTCAATTTTACTAACTCTAAAGGAAAACTAAGAGTAGTAATAGCATCTTTCTTAATTCCTTGCAACTCTGGAGTAGTGGCAATATTATCAATTAATGGCTTTGTTGTTTGTACAATAGCAAATAAAGGTTGTCCTTTTTCTCCACTTGCTTTGTCAAGATTTTCAAAGTATTCTCCTTTCATCAAAGAGTTAGAGCTAGCGTTAATCAATTCAGCCAAGGTCATTGACTGTATATTATCAGCATCTTTAATGCCTAGCTTATCTTTGAACCACTCTTTAACGCGCTCAATAAATCTGCTTACGATTCCCGTTGTTGCCTTATCCCACTTAGCAAGGTTTACTGGAGCCTGGATATACGCCCACAACTCGTCTTTCAATCTCTCTGTATATGCTTCCTCACTTTCATTTGCTCCCTTTTTGTAAACATCACTACTCAAATCTACTTTCACTCCATCAAGCATCACAACTCTATTACCTTTCTTTATTTGAGAAATTACATCAGAAAATAAAACATCAAATCTTCTTAAAATACTTTTTGCTTTAGAATCGCCATTTTTAGCAGCAATTTTTATAACTGCTTGTTGGATATGCGTAAGTTCGTGAAACGCTGCATTTGCGCTTAATGCTTCTGGATTAAGGTATATTTTACCATCACTTACAAGTCCTAATACTTTTCCACTAGGACTAGATAGAAGTTCAACTCCCTGTTCTTTCAATTTACTTGCAAACTCATTCCCCTTGGCAAATAGTTTAGTGCCTAAAGTTTTATCGAAGAAGTCAATAATTGCTCGGACCTTCTTTGTTTCATTAGTAGTTTGCTCTCCTACTGCAAAACGGGTACTTTCATCACTTAAATCTAACTCGTCTTGTATAGAGTTCTTAAAATCTTCTGCATCTTGTTTTGAAGTAAAAAGTATGCTCCCGGTTTTTCTATTCCAATTTCCTTCATAATTATCAATCATTGGCTGAACTATATCAGTATAGATTTTTCTATCAAGTTGCTTATTTATTTTTACTAAATAAATTGGCTCCTTCGTTCTGGTGTTCTCCCCTTCTACCAAAGATATTTCTTTGCTAGTATCATGCATCGGATAGGAAAGTTCGCCATCTACTTCTGTGCCTGTGCTTCCATCGCCTGGATTAGCATTTTCTTCAACAGCGGGAGGATTCAAAATTAATCCTATCTCTGCTTGTCTTTTAATAAGCGCGTCTAACTCTTCTCCTTTATTCCAAGTTTCATTTGCTAGTTCAGCATATTTCTTCAAGTTTACCTCGCTTCTTTCTAAATCCTTTTTACGCTCTTCTAATTGATTACTCAATTTTGCTAAAGAGTTTGCAATAGCGACTCCTTGAGAAGTTGGATCAACTGAAGATGTTACACTATATCCTAGTTCTCCTTTTAATCTAAGTTCAACCTCAAACGTATTCTTAAATAAATTTGTATCTTCTTGTTTTACAACTGTACCATACAGTTCTAATCCATTAACAGTGCCTACTAATTGGCTATGACCTACTGGTCTAAGTAGTATTTTGTTTTTCTCTGCAATAATTAACTCGCCTAGATTTTTAGTATTTTCTGGTATTGCTCCATTTATTTTTGCTTCTACTACAGGGCGGCCTGTTTCTGTTACTCCTGCCTTTTCAATCTTTTTTACATCAGCTTCTCTCTTTACTAACTCATTTTTGATATTAGGGATGTTGGCAGAAATTTTATCTCTTTTATTTTCAGCTTCATAAATATCGCTTTCAAAATTACGTTTTTGTCTTTTTAGTTTTTCGGCTTTGCTCTTTACGTTCTCCTGTTCGATAAGAAGAGGATTTCCACTAAGTCTAGCAACCATAGCAGTAGCATTCATATCTTCTCCATCTTCTTCCTCTATACTTCTTTCTCCTTCTAATAATGCTCCACTTTTTACTTGGTCAATGAATTTTTGTTTAGTAGCAATTAGTTGGTATTTATAGGCATCAAGCGTAAGTTCAGTTCCATAATTATAAATAGCGACTTCTGCATTTTCGTTCCCTTGTCTTATCCCTCTACCATTTCTTTGCTCCATTGCAGCAGGATTCCATTGAGCATCTATATGGTGCATGGCTACAATCTTTGCTTGGGCATTTACTCCTGTTCCTAGCTTTTGAGTAGAGCCAATTACAACTCGGATATTACCCATATTCACTGAATCAAATAATTCCTTTTTTTGAGTTTTTGTTTTATAGGAATGTATGAATACTATTTGTTCAGCAGGAATGCCTTTATTAATTAATTTTTTCTTTACTTCATCATAAACATTGAATTGCCCCTCACTCTCTTTTGCATCTTTAATTAGTTGGTCAATTATTTCGGAATCATATTCTAGTACAGTAAATAACTTTTCTCTAATCTCTGCTAGTGGTTTTGTTTTTGCTTCTGCTTCTCCAAATATAGCTACAATTTCATCATCTGGGATATTGAGTTCATCCTCCATATATCCTTTCAAATCCTCTACTGTATTCCCCGCCTTTGGCGTTCCTGTATCACAAAATATTAATTGAGTGCCCTTTATGTCAGAACTATCAAAATATTCTTTAGCTACAACCTTTGCAAGTTCACTTAGCTTTCCAGTAGGATTATCTTCGGCATTTTTATCTATCAAGCGCATATCAATACTTAGCTTATTACTAAGGTTTGTAACCATTAGCATAGCTGCAGTTTGTTGAGCATCCGTTAAATCTCCCTTGCCTATTAAATGCCCATCTCTATTTTTGTGTTCTTGTTGTGCAAATTCAATAAGGCGATTAGTCCACTCTTGCTGATAAGGACTTTGAACTGATAATACAAGTTGTGGTGAATTTTGTTTTACTCCATTTTCATCTACCCATGCTCTTATTTTTGGTTTAGGTAGTACAAGGTTAGAGTCATTTCTTAAATCTGTTATCTCACTATAAAGCATAGATAACTCTGGTACATTTATAAATCTTCTAAATCTTGTATTTTGCTTGAATGATCCTGTTACTGAAAACTCTAAACTATTACTTTGTTCAGCAAATTGTTTTACCCAAGCATCAAAAGAAACATATCCAAGTTCCTGCATTTTACCTGGTCGAAGGTATTTAAATAATAAATACATTTCGACTAATGAATTACTAATAGGTGTTCCAGAAAGAAATGTAACTCCCTTATCTCCACCATGAAGTTTCTGTAAGGTTCGAATTGCGGTAAGTAAATTAAACGCGCGTTTGCTTCCTTTTGCATTGCCAAGTCCTGCTACTTTATTTATTCTAGTAGAGTATTCCAAGTTTTTAAACATTTGGCTTTCATCTACAAATAGTTTATCAATACCAATTTTCTTAAAATCTAATATTCCTTCGTCTTTAGGAATATTTATAAGTTCTGATAACTTAGCTTCTAGTGTTTTTTTGCGTTGTTCTAATCCTGTTAATACTCTTTTGCTTGCTCCTTGACCACTTTCTCGCTCCATTGCATAAATCTCATCATCTAAAACAGCAATTTCACTATTAAGTGTTTCAATCAACATTTCTGAATCTTGTGGTATAGATCCAAATTGCTCATGACTCATAATGATTAAGTCCCAATCATTATTTTGGATTTTAGAAAGAAACATTTTGCGCTTCTTTGCAGTAAAATCTGTTTCACTTGGTACAAGTATTTTAGCATTTGGGAATGCCTTTCTTGCATCTGCTTCTAAGTGAGATATAGTGCTTTTTAATCCAGTAATGGTTGGCTTATTTACTAATCCTAGCTGCTTCATTTTTATAGCAGTAGTAATCATTACATAGGTTTTTCCTGCCCCTACAATATGGTCTATAATTCCTCCCATATTGGCAATAAGCATTGCATCTGCATCTAATTGATGTTGTCTTAAAGAAACATTGTTTAGTCCATCAAATGTCAAATTTGAGCCATTGTATTTTCTTTTTACAGTGGTATTAAATTTTGCATTATAAATTGCGCCAAGCTGTGCTCTTCTATCGGCATCTTTCCAAATCCAATTTTTAAATGCTTCTATTATTTCGTCTTGTTTTACTTGCGCCTTTTCTGTTTCAATTTTATTAGTAACATATTTATCTGGATCAACTGAAACCTTATCTCTAATTACAGGAGATTGACCTTGTAGTGCTTTCTCTATTAAATTAAAAGCATTTATTCTATTGGTCCCATATTTTGAATTTGCTTCTACAGTAATATTACCATCTACTGAATAGGAATCTCCAGTAGTAGTATAGATTACATTTGACTTGGTATTTAATAATTCATCCGTAAATTGCTGATAAATTTTAGGAGAAACCCATCTTGCGCCTAAATTCACATCAATTTTTCCTGCTGGAACATCTTCTGGGAGAACTTTATTTAATTCTTCAATGTTCTTTTTATAAATTGGATTTGTTTCAGCTAATGTTATTGCTTCAGCTAGTTTCTTTTTTACATTTCCACTTAGATATTCTTCTCTCGAAACTACTTTATTATCACTATCATAAAAAACAATTCCATAATTATCATTAACCATTGAATCTACATCAGTATTCAATAATGAAGCGACTCTTTCAGCATGGATATAGCCACTTTCATTTATGGAAATTGAAATCGCATCTTCAATATTTTTAGCTTCTGTTATAATTTTCTTTCCTTGTATAACTCTTTTTCTAAAAATGTCTGCTTTAGAAATTGCCTTTGTTTCCTTGTCTTTATTCTCTAAAGATAAAATATTGAATCCATTTACATCCTTATTTATAAGTGAACTATTCTTTTCTAATGTTCCATATTTTGATTTAAACCCATCGTATGCTTTGTTTAAGAGCCTTCTATTCTCTTCTATTTGTAGTGTTGAAGCAATTCCTTCTGATTCTAATTCATATTGTATTTGTAGCGTATCTCTAAGGAGTATGAAGTCATTTACTTTACGAATAGAATGAGTTTTAGCAAGCTCTTCTTTCTCTTCTGTCCCTATTTTTTTATATGCTTTTCCATCAAGATCAATAAATAACTCTCCATTATTTACTGTGGATATTTTACTGCTAATAACTGGTTCATCACTTTTTATTTTTTCGTGTGACTGCTGTTTTACATAAATATTTCTTGGGAAATCATTTCTAATTATTTTAGAAATTTCCTCTGCAATATCCACTCCCTTTTTTGCAGTAAGAGTCATTTGGTTTTCATTGAACTGCCCGCCTGCCTGGAACTCTCCGATAGCATGGCTAGGGTTTTTTATAAAGTATTCATTTATATTAATAAGTTTTTCTGCTCCAGAATCTTTATGTTTTACTTTCAATGATTCTGTATTAATAAATGAATTTCTTTGTACTGGATTTTTTGTCTTTCTAAGAAAGATAATATCAGCTACTACTTGTGTATTAGCACTATCTACAAAGGCGCTACTAGGCATTCTAATTGCTCCTATAAATTCAGCATTGTCATTTATATATTGGCGAATAGTTACATTGCTATTACTATCTAAAACGCCTGCACTTGTTACCAACGCAATCAGTCCTCCATCTTTTGCCTGTTGTATTGATTTTGCAAAAAAGTAGTTATGAATTTTACTTGAAATAGATTTTAAAATAGGAGATGTAAATGATTTGTCGAATACTCCATAAGTCCCAAAAGGAACATTACTAATAACTAAGTCATAATAGTTGTTAGGTAAATCAGCATTCTCTAGTCCAGATATAGTAGTAGAAGACTTTGGATAAAGTAAACGCAAGATATTTCCAGTTAATGGATCGAGTTCTACGGATGATAGTTGTGAATTAGATTGTAATTCTAATGGCATAGCACCAAAGAAATTACCTATTCCTGCACTTGGCTCTAGTATTTTACCACCATCAAACCCAAAACTTTCTATTGCGCTATAAATAGAACGAATAACTGGAGTAGGAGTAAAGTGTGCATTTTGTGTTGAGCCTTTTATGCCTGCCATTACATTTTTAATGCCCTGCTCCTCTAATGCTGAAACTATTTCTTTTAGTTCTATGTATTGTGGTCTTAATTGCTCATCAGCATCAGTCCATTTGGTATTCTCGCTATTTAAAACAACTTTTAACCCTCCCCAACCTACATACTTCGAAAGTATTTTTTGCTCTTCTTCTGTTGCACTTCTTTTTTCTTTGAGTATTAGAGAAAGAGTTTTTAAGGCATTTATATTATCTGAAAATTTCCTCTTAGGATTAAATGTTTCTCTTTCTTTTGAATCTTCTATTACAAAGTTTTTAGCAGTTTCATCTGCTATGAAAATAGGAACTCCCTTGCGACTTCTTCCGCTCCGCTCGGAGGATACCCCATTGTCTTGAATTTCTCCACGTTTGCTAGATACTTGTTCTGTTCCTCTATTGCCTTCTCCTCCAGTTTCCCGGTTGCTGTCAACTCCTTGAAATAAGTCTTGTTGTTGTCCTTCTGATACTGGATCCAACTTTCCCCCACCCACATCAGTTCTTTCGGTAGTTCCGCTAGATATTTCTGATACTCCTGTTCGGTCATTCGTTCCATTGTTTTCGTTTTTATTGTTATCTAAGTTAGTAGTATTTAATTCAAAATCCAATACCTCGTCTTCCGTATTAAATTTCTTTCTTAATTCTTTATCGGTAATTCTACCTCTGGTAGCATTGTAGGCATCTTTTACAAAAGGAAGAAGTTCTTTAGCAGCTTCGCCAAACTTTTTCAGCATGTCTTCCGAAATCTCGGCAAGTGTATAGATTCCCTTTTTGGTATAAGCAGAAACAAGTTTTATTCCTATTTCAAATGCTTTTGCATTATTGCTGCCATCTTTCCCATCAAACTTTTTAATAGCGCCTATGGCATCTGCAAGGTCTTCCCATAGTCCAGCAATTTCATCATCTAGTTCTTCGGTTTTAGATTTTTCGACTGTGCTTTCTTGTTCTTGTTCTTTTGTAGCATTGTCGTTGCTTTCGCGCTCATTAGTAGCGTTTTTAGTTCTTGTGCTGCTTTCTTCATCTTTTATAAGTCTTTGTTGTAAATTAAGTAAATCCTCTTTTGAGAAAGATAGGAACTCTCCAAAGTAATTATCAAGCATGGCATCTTCAATGTCTGCTAAAAGTCTTACCTTATCTAAACTCCCATCTTTATTAGTGTACTTTTCTTCAACTAACTGGTCAAGCATTTCGGAATTATCATCTATTGCTTTATCCATTTCAATTAGTTCTTCAACTTGTGGCTCCGTAAATTCATTTTCTTCAAGTGAAAGTTCATAAGGTATAGAAAATCTATAACTTGCACCACCTCTTAAAGCAATAATATCTACAAACCCTGCTTTTCTCCATTCGGCAATTTTCTCGAGCACATTAAATGCGGCCTTGCTATCTCTCTTACCTTTTTCGATATGAGTTAGTCCTCTCTGTAATTCTTCAGTAGAAAGTCCAAAGTCTGGCCTTGGCGCATATCCATCATTTTTACTTTGAATAGCGTGTGCCTTAATAAATGCTTTTGCATCTTCTAGACTTAATCCTGCTACTAATTGCTCCGTATTTTGTTGAAGAAGTTTTTTAGATTCGGCAAGATTGGAGATTGCGTCCGTTGCGGGTTTAATCTCGTTACTCGGTCCATTATTCTGCTCATTGCCTTGTCGCTTACTTGTGGCGCTATCTGTTTTATTACTGCTTGCATCTTGTCCTTCCCTAGTTCCTTGTTTACCTTCCAGAGATAATCCAAGGCTGTGGAGAATTGCTGCTTCCTCTGCTCCTTCGGGGCTTTCAGTAATGCCACCATTGACTGATTCTGATTCATTTTTTAGCTGATTTTTGTTAGCTGAAATTTTACCTTCTACTTTTGGGAGGTCTAGCGCATTTTCTTGATTGCTTTTTTGTCCGCTTTCCGGTCCATCTTGCTGTCCTCTTTGTACTTCTTGTCGCTTCTCTTGTCCGATTTGCTCATTTCGTAAGGTTTCTTTTTGATTGTCTTGCCCATTGTTTTGGTTTTTATTGGTTAAAAAAATATTGTTTTTAAAATTCTCTGCATGATACTTTGTTGGTGCCGCATTTACTTTATCTATCTCCGCTAAATTACCTTTGGCGCGAAGCTTTTTAACGTGCTCTTTCAAATCTATATAGGTTTGCTCTGGCATCTTAGCGCCATTCTCATCTATACGACTTCCATTCGCAAATCCGCTCGGCATTTTAGATTCCCATTTCTTAGGATTTTCTATAATGTCCTTCATGGCCTTTGCAGTTTGCTCTCCAAACTTAGCTACTCTTGGGATTGCTTTTGTTTCCTCTGAAATAGGATTGCTTTCTAAATACTTGTTGTATTCAATAGCATGGTCCTTCGCTCTTTTTTGTATCTCTGCATCTTGCTCTGCAGCCGGCATGTTGGATATTCCTTCTGTAATTCTTGATAAGGCTTGCCCTTCACTTTCATTGGCATCATACTTAGGTACAAAATCACTCTTTATACTAGCGCTTTGTTGTACTTGGTTTGTTTCTTTGGTAGAACCTGGGGCGATACTTTCTTTTGCAGTATTTACAATAAATCCAACTGGAGTGTTCTCGTCAATGCTTTTAAATGCTTGCTTGATATTCGTTCCACTTCCCTTTGCTCCAATCTCTTGAAGGTAAGATTTTATAACATCACGTTTTCTAGTAGCTTTCCAATACTCGCCATAAAGTCCGCTTGCTTCACTCTTTAGTGCTCCCTTCTGGAAATCATCAATATTCTCGTCATTATCAATATTTGATAAAGCAGTTTCTAAATCTTTAGCTTTAAACTTTTGCTCAAAATTATTAATGGCATTATCATAAAGAGGAAGAACATTAGCAGTAAGATCGTATGCTTCGTATCTAGTTTTAGCATCTAGTTTATTATCATCAATAGTTTTCCATCTATCAGCTACATCATAGATTTGTTGCGCTTTTTGGAGCATAACATTCCCGGTAGCTTCATCCATTTTGCCACTCGCTACATTTAACTTTACTAGCTTATTGATTCTATTGATTGCACTTTCGCCTTTATCATTTCTTACATTATCATCAATGAACCCAAATAATGTTTGCTGTAAAGCCTCTGGGTTTTGGTGAATTGCTATGTGCGAACCTGCACCTAGAATACCGCCTAAAACCCCATTATTAACCTGACTAACAACAGCTTTTTTAGTAATTCCATAACCACCAATGCTTATCCCGCCAAACTGTTTATTCGGATCATCTGTAATAAATTCTGTTCCAAACTTTCCTTCTCCAACATTTGAGTTTCCTGCATATAACTTATCATAGATCTGTTCTGCTCCTTGTTGAAGTGCATCCTGAAACATTTCTTGCGACATTTCAGGTAATGCTCCTTTTACTGCTTCCGGTGCAAGTTCTTTTAATTTTCTAAGATAACCTACCGATGTTTCTTTGGCTAGCTTTCCAAATTCTTGTTCTGATAATTCTCCAAGCTCTCCCTTTGCAGCTTTCTGTAAGGTTTCAATTATTGTTTCATTTCTTAGCTTGCTGATAACCTGTTTTGTTTCGACTGCTGCTAACTTGCCAAATAAGTTTTTGACTAAGTACGGCTGAACACCTCCAATTTCTTCGGTTGCACCAAGTATAGGTGCAAGAAGAAGTGAAAACCTTGCAGCATCTTTCTTGTTTAATCCGGCCTTTTCTGCTGATTCGTAAACAGAAGGAAAATTCATTAATGTGTTGACCGCTAGTCTTCTCCACGGGCTCCCTCCGCCTATTGCCATAGCCAATCCTACTTGCCCTAATCCATTCCCTAGTCCATTAGACAGTGAACGTAAATTGGTAAGGCTCATTGAGCCATCTTCATTCAGCTCAATAATTCCTTTGTTGTAGTCTGGAGATATAGTGTACTTGAAGTTTTTATCAATAGCAGAGGTTGCAGATTTCATTAAATCACTAAATCCATCTGATTGAACTGTTAAGTCATTCACACTTTTACTTATCATTGGTATTGACTTAACCATATCAACTGCAGCATTCAGTCCACTTCCAAAGAAGTCCATTACTGCAGATTGCCCCTTTAGTACATTATTATCTTCATTCCCAATAACTTTAGGGTTAGCAATTTCTACTTGAGGATTCACACCAGATAAAAACTTGCTTATTTGGTCTTGTGAGTAGCCTTTTTCTAAGGCTGTTTTTATAAATAAGCTATTTTTATCATTCCCCATCTTCTTGCATTATATATATTTGGTTATGTAAATCTTGCAACTCTCCAAAAGCATCACCAGTATAGTTTGACATATTATCATTCTTCATTATAGAGGAATATTTATTAAAATCCTCTACTCCTGTGAATATGTTATTCTTTAATGGAACAAGAACATTTGTTGTATGTACTCCATCGTTGTAGTTAAATGGTCTTATGTTGAAACTATAATCTCTTGTTGATAGCGGAGGAAGATTAGTATTTGCAACAAACCCATTTTCTTCTTCAAATAATTTGCCATTATATTTTGCTCGCTCACCCCCTTTTTCATCAATTTTTACAGTAATCATTCGCATTGGAATTTTTACTCCATTTGCATCTTGTTTAATATAAATGTGATTATCGTATGGCATTGCACTCATAAAGCTTGCATCTGGCACATTTGATAGATCAATTTTGCCGCCTGTAACACTACTTAGATTCATGTTTTTTAACTGCAACATGCTCTGTGGCTTTAGCATTCCATCTTTATCTACATCAAACCCAGCTAAAGAAAGTGTATGCTCATTGTTTTTAGCATCTAATGTAATGTAGGGTATTCCTAGTGGCTTTCCTGTTCCGTTATCAATAGGCTTGCCATTCTCATCTACAAATGGTTGAACTCCATCTATTTTTACATTCCCTTTTTGTATTTCAGTAAGTCTATTTTTGAGTTCCGATAATGCTGCAACTTCTGCATTATTCTTTCTAGTAGAAGATTTTAGATTTTCAATCCTCGCATAATCTACTGGACTCATTTGATCGTGTAAGAATTGATATGGTGCGGCTCCAGATTGTAGTTGTTGTCTGTATATTTCCGCATGGTGTCTTGCTGCTTGCTGTCTGTCATTTAAAGGTAAGTCCTTGAATTGTTGGAAAGCATCATTATAAACATCATTTATAGTTGCACTTTTAGGCTTATATTTATCTTCAAAAGCATATCTTTTAGAGATAGTGCTATTGTACTCTGGAAGTTTAAATGCTCCATTATAGTTAAGTTGGTCTATTTCCCCATTCTTATACTTTTTGAATTGTTGGTCAAATGTAATAGGAGTACCATCTTCATTCATACCGGACCATCTTTCTTGAAGTCCTGCTTGCTGGTCTGCTAACCACTTATTAGTTTGATATGCATTTGCTATTTCTCTTTGAGTAACATCGTTATTTACTAAGTTCTTTTTGTACTCTTTTAAAACACGATCTCCTCCCGAAAGAATCCATTTCTTTACATCTCCATTAGATTCTAAAATCCCTTTTGTAATATTAGTACGGAGGTCTGCATCTATTTTTTTGATTCTATCTAATCCCTCTGGCAATACTTTTAGGTTATTAATAGTATCAAGATATTTAGAAACGCCATCGGCTGCTGCTTGCTGTTTTGCAACATCATTTTCTAGTATAGCATTTTGTTGTTGAACTAGATTAAGTTCTCGAAGTTTTTCTTGTTTTAGTGCATCAAAGTTTTTGCGCCCTGCGAGAGCACCCAAGAAACCCCAATCTAAAGTTCCTCCTCCAAAATTAGCACCTGTACCTTCTCCGAACATTTATAGTTTATTTTAAAATGGCAAATCATCGTCTGCTACTGGCTGTGTGCTAGTTTCTGTATATGCACTTGAACTAGGCGCTTGAGCATCAGCAGGCTTTTCTTCTTGTACCATACCATCATACTTCCAAACTTTAATATCAGTGTACCACTTTCCATTGTGCTCTCTACTTTCAATATTGATATGAGCCACTAATGATTGTCCTTCTTTAAAGCTTTTTGAAACCTTATCTCCCCAGAATGAAAGACAAATCTTTTTAGGATATTGCCCCTCTGTTTCTAAGATTACATCTTGTTTCGCCCAATCTCCATTTTTGCCACTCCCGGTTTGTGTTGGAAGAACTGCAAATATTTTACCGCTAACTTTTAAATCGTCTGCCACGCTTTTTATTTTTATACAAAATTAAAATTTATAACAACAATATTTATGATTTTGCAAACAAAGTTTTCAATGCTTGCAATTGCTCTGGAGTAAAGGTAGAAATATCAACTCCTGCTTTAGTTCCATCCCCTATGCTTTTATTAGAAGAAACTGCAGAACGTTTCCAATAATCTGGATTACTCATGTTTTCTTTTTGTGCTTTCAAAATATCATTCTCATACTGTTGCTTCTCTAACTGCATATTTTGAAGCTTTTCTACTTGACTACCCTTTCCATAGAATCTATTATAATCCGTTCTATTTTCTATGTTTGCGAGCGCATCAGAAGCTAATTGCATCCCTGCTTGTTTAGTCATGGCAAGTTGATTTCTATTTTCGTCAAAAATAGACTTTCTATATTGTTCATCACGAGCCAACCAACCGCCATAGTTTGCATTATTGGCATTTTGTGCACTTCTATCCGCTACTGCCATATCCACTCCTGCTCTATATCTGTTTGCATTTGCTCTCCCTAAGTTCCCAAGTACGGTCCCTGCGTTCCCGTTTGCAAGGTTATAGATATTTGCTGTATCATATTGATAGGTTCTATCAGCAGTATCTAGGTATTGTGCTTTTTGTTCTGGAGTTAAACCCATGTTAGACATGAATTTTAACTTTCCCATATACTCGTTCCAATTATCAGATATTTGCCATTGAGGAAGTTTTTGAGTAGCAGCCTGCATCCCAAGTCCTAACTTTATAGCATCCCCAGCATATCCTAGTGCATTGTAAATTTCATCATTATTAGTTTTCTCCGCAGGAGTATTAATAGTTTTTGCAGAAGGCATATTAAGTCCTTTAGAAACTCCATTTACATCAAGCATTGAAGGATCAACAACCTTTGTTTCCGGGACTACTGGAAGCGCACCTCCTGTTGCAGTAGTAGTAGTAGTCTTTTGTGAATTTCTTGAACTATAAGCAGTAAGTTTTGCACCTTTTTTTATAGGATCTTCGCCCTCTCCATTCCATGTTATTGTAGGAATTTCATCATTGCTAGATTTGTTTTGATTTGCAATAAATGGAGAATTAGCAAGGTAGTCACCTTTTACTATATGCTCAACTCCAAGTCCTTTCCAAACAACATCTGGATTAGTAGAAGAAGATTTTTTCATTCTTTCTAAATCTCCCTTCTTTAATTCCTCTTCTATTGCAGATAATTTTTTTGCATCTAAGTCAACTGGCCTTAAATTTGCATCAAACTTCATTCCGTGTCTATTTGCATAAACAGCTTTGGCTCTTCTTCTTAAAACTGTTTTATATCCTTCCGGATCCTTGATAGGATCGCCATAATCTACAACCACATCTTTTGCTCCCTTTAATTTATTTACTCCTGCTTCAAATACATCTGCTCTGGTTGGATCTAAAGCTTGTTTTAAAAATGTAAAAGGGGAATATCTAGGATTCAAATAGTGCCACTCGTTAAAATCTACTTTTCTTTTCTTTAATTCATCTTCAATAGCAGTAAATTTGGCATAATCTTGTTTACCAAAATCTTTTCCTTCGGTTTCGGCTAAGTACAGTTTTTTTAATTCATCATTAGAAAGATTCTCATAACCACCTCCTTCAAAGTGCTTTTCTCCTTCAATAGCTTCTCCATGTTTTGCCATTTGATTCTTAACTAATTTGAAAACAATATCCTTTTGATTCTTTCCTACTGCTTTTTCCAATGCTTCAACATTTTTCTTGCTGAATACAATCATTTCATCTTTAGCTACACGTACTCCCGTATCTTTTCCGCTAGTAGTATCTACTAAGGCAATATCATCATCCCCTTTCCCACCTTCTACCATTACAGAGCCACCTTTTTTATATCCAAAGTTTGTTTGACCTGCTCCAAGTCCAATCATGTTACCTCCATTATTGAAGTCCCCAGGATATGTAGTATTATTGTTTTCATCTGTTGACCACCAATTCCAGTTTGGATTTTTACCTTTTACTAAGGCATTTCCTTCATTATCAGTTTTAGTCCCTAATGTATTCTCTTGAAAAGCTAAACTTGTAGTAGGCTTTTCATCATTAAGAGCAACTTGCGTACTAGGCGCAACTGGATTGCTTTGAGTTTTTTGTGATGCACTAATACCCGATTTTATTCCACTACCAACCATTCCACCTAATGCAGTAAGCCACCCCGTATTGCTTTGTACTGACTCTGGGGCCTGTGCCTTTGCTTGTGCAAACTGTAATCCATTTTTGTCTAAAGCAAATAGGAAAGGACTCTCTACGCTATTTACATAATTTGCCCCTGCTTCTTTTGCTCTTTTTTCTCTTCCTCTAGCAACAGATAATATAATATTTGCCAAAGGATCAAGTGAACCAATAGCCTCAAATGCTTTTTTGGTTTTTGTTTTTGAATCTTTTGCGTCAACCGCATCATCTATTATTCCTGCTGTTGTATGATGTGGGGCAAATATTGTAGCAAATCCATCCCCAACCTCTGTGTTAGTAGATTTTAACCCCCCATACGCTCCTTTCCCTATCCCCATCCACATAGAAGCTTGACCTCCCATCCCGCCAAATACTCCAGTCATAGCATCCGAAGTGCCTTGCTCTACACCATTTGCCTTACCTCTATTCATGCCCGTTTCTCCAGTACCATATTGGAAATACTGTGAAGGGTTAGCGTATCTTTGGTTTGGCTGTATTAATTGCCCGGTTTGATAGTCAAAATACATAGTATTAAATTTTAAGTTCGTTGTGAAATTCTATATTGAACTTCATTATCAGTAATTCTTACCATTAGATTATCATTCGGCAAAAGTGAATTTTGAATTATATACTCTAAAGTAATGAATTTACCTCTTAATCTTTCACCACTATTCTTTTCTCTTAATGGGAATACCATATATCCCTCTCTATACTTTGGCCTACTGTCAGTCAAATTATCATTTAAAATAACAGTTTGTACAATCTGCGTAGGAGTCTTTAGCGCTATTTGTTTCAATATTGGTACTGCTTCTTGATTTATGTTTAATCTATTATTATCAAATACTTTCGAATAAGGGAAATTAGGATTTACTGCAAATTTAAGAATACTATCAAAAACATTTTCATAATATTTTGCCCTAAAGTCTTCATCGTGCACATAAAATTCATTCTCTCTATTAAAGTCGCTGGCAATGCTAAAAAAGTTCATTTTGAATTTGCAGTAGAAGTCTGGAGTAAATGAGTAGAAGGATTTAAAAGTATCATCTACTTCACTATATTCTATTGTTTCTTTAAGTTCATCTATTGTAGAAATAACTCCTTCGGCATTACATTGTAAAAGGTCTGTAAAAGTGTAAATAACACTTAGATTTTTATTGTCGTAAATACAATGGATTCCTCCAACATTGCAAGGGTTGTCATACGTTGAATACTCTTCGCTAATTGCTAAAACTTGTCCTGCGGAAGCATCTTTTATTTTCCAATACTTCTTTAGTTTCTCACTAAAATACTGGTGCATCCCGGCTCTATCGCTTACTACATCAATTCCTGCTTGGCTGAACTTTATCAGTTTCCCTTTTTCTGCATCTGGGAAGTAAATTGACTTAGTATTATTCAATACTCCCCATTGGTGTTGTGTGCCAAACATGGTACTTATATAGTCATGTCCTGTAAACCCTGTGCCTGCGCCTACTGCAATATTTCCCTCTGAACCGTTTACCATTTCTCTATCTCTGAACCTTATCCTTCCAAATGCATTCTTTTGAATCATATACACTTGGTTGAAAAGTCTTTCTATTTGAGTAATCTCTCCATATTTACCCTCCGCGAACTGGAAACTATTTACTTTTATTTTTCTAAAGCTGTCATAAAACTCTCCATAATATTTTTGAGTAGAATAGACTTCCATTGTAGGGTAATCGTATTCCTCAATGAACCTTGGACTTTTAGGATTATAAAGATTCACAATATCTTTAGCTAAAAGAACTTTATTTGCCAAACACTCCTCTGGCTTATTTGTGTTTTCATCTTGCCAAAAAATACCCTGCGGAAACTCATTGCTATTACCGCATTTTGTAGCAAATGGTCTAGTAGCAACTTTTGCATATTCATCCCCCTTACGAAGAGTAAAGTTTATAGCACTTTCTACCGGGAATACCATTCCTATTGCATAGTCTGGATATGTACTGCTTGCATAGTGCCCACAATCTCCAACATGCTCATACCCTGGTAAAGCATATAATGGTTCCAATCTACAGTAAGCAAAGAAGTCAGCATAGCAATCACCACCCCAAACTTCTACATCATTAAAAACCACTCTACCATCTATTTGCGTTGCTTCAGTTATTATTTGTTCGTTGATAGGTATGAAGTGCCCAATATTATTGTAGGTCCTGTTTTCAAGAATACTTTTGTTTATTGTGTAGGAGCCAATACTTCTTTTATAATTTGCTAAATAGTAAAGACTATGGTTATATTCCCCATCTGTAGCACTAGGATCTTGTTGTCTTAAAGATGTAGATTGGATATTACCTTGTTTTGGCAATACTAATAGAACTGTATTTTTGTGTGCTTTGGCAGATAGTGGCTCGTCTGTTGGTGCTAAGTGTTGATAGTTTCTAATGCCTGCATACTCTCTCCATTTATAGTCTTCGCTGAATGCGTCTATTATTCTTGCGCTGCCAAAAAGCTTTTCTACCTTTTCATTAGTTTGGTAAAGGGGCAATGATGTTTGAGTAAAATTCCCATCTAAGTTATTATCAATAGTTGTATCATTATCTAAATACCTAGTATAGTAATACTTATTGTAAATATGGCCATGCCCTCCAGTTCCAAGTTCTTGGATATAATCTGGTTGTTTAAATGATATGCCACAAATCCCAATTAACTCAACTGAATCTCCCGAAATACTATTCCCAAAAATTGTTTGGTCAAATAAGTAGTCTGGGTTCTCAAAAGTAAAAACAGATTGTTTTAATAGCAATCTTTCTCCGTCTTGTCCTTCCCCTATTTCTGAATTGGTAATTGGTGTACTAATACCAAACATGTCTGGTAATCCTCCCGCATTGTCACCTCCAAGCCAATTAAACATTGTAGGCAATGGTCTTACCTCTTTCCAATCTTGGGAAGAGTCGCGTACTGTGTTCATTAAAATACCTTGGGCAATAATTGATTTTACTCTATCTGCTTTTACAATAGAAAATCCACTTACTTGCAAATCTCCATATTCATCGTATAGGATATCTGTAAGGTCTATCCCAGAAAGGGTTGCGCCTAAAATTTTTATAACTGTATTGTCACCTTGAATTATTGGAGTACCACCGGCTCCATCTATAATAACATCGGTACTACCTAATGATGAATCAGTTAAAACATAATCTCCTTGGCTACCAAAGTTTGTAGTAGTAGTCCCGCTTTCTCTTATATCCTGTGCTTGTATTCCATATTGTGAAGGACTTTTGAAGTCTGTAATATGCTGCGCAAAACATGGCTGGCCTTTTCTATCAAATACAACAATCGCATAAGGTTTAATTTCATCTCTAAACTCTCCCGTAAACAGGTGTGCCCATTGTGTACCTTTATAGTTTACATACTCATTTTTTATTTGATATACCTCATCATGGCCACTAAATAACTGCTTTGTAATAGCTGTGTCTTTATCTGTTTGATGTGTAAGTGGAGTAGTATTTACAGTTTGTAATTCATCACTTAGCATCTTCCGTAACTTTGGAGCAATACTAATAAGCGAAGTATCTATTGCTAGATTTTTTCTAAGTTTTAAATTTGCAAGAAGATAGCAGTTCTCTACTGAGGTTTGTGTTTTTGCATGTTCGATACTTAGGTACCGTTGTGTAATTTCATCTATGGTAATTAAACTGCCCTTGTTGTAATTGTGCAAAATTGTAATAGTTCCTGTGTTTGGAATATTACTTCGATTGAAAATAGTAACATCTTTTACTGCTACATCTGTTTCCCAAAGAATACATGCTACTTCTATTTCTTGAAAACGAGTATCTAAATATTTTATCTCTAATTCTATTGCCTTATTTGTTTGTGCACCACTTGCCCCCATTTGGTAGTTAGTCCAATTTGTTCCATCTACTGCATCACTCACAAGGTTTATAAAATTACAAGGTTGGGACCATGCGCTTGCGTACCCCGTTTTATGGATATATCGATATGCGTATTGTCTTCTTCCTGCAGTTAGCTGTCCTTGTCCTTGAATAGTTCTTACATACTTCATCAATCCCCAGGTTAAGTCGCACATTTGAGAAATACCATGTACTGAATAGGTTAAATCTGTATATGTAGGGGAGTGGTCAATATTTGCGCTATACCAATTACTGTCTTTTGCATAACTTATATTGAATACTCTAGGCTCATTATTATCGTCATTAAAATAGATTCGTTCAATGCTTTCAGATTCTACTACTCCTTCAACAATTATTTGATGCCTAGTATTGAATCTTAGCTTTTGGCCATAAGGATCAAATTTATCATTAAACATGGTCATATACAGATATGTTCCATACTGGTCTTGTGTTACAAATCCTATTTCCGAAAAAGTATTATTTGTAGAAAGGACAATCAACTTTCCATTGAGTTCACAAAATCCAATAGGCTTGTATTTTGGAACTGGAGTTCTATTATACTCAACTAATAGAGTGAATACTCTTTTATTTCCCTTGGCATTTTCCCATGAGTAAGTTCCTTGTTCTACATTGAAAATAACTTTCCCGTTCAGCGAGTATAAATACGTGTTTTTAGCAGCAGTCTGGTTATCCAAATCCTGCTTCATTCCTCCGTCAAATGTATTTAAGTGCCGATTCATTATATAGTCCTAAAATTTAACGGGAACCAAAGTTTACCCATTCTCCTTATTTCATCATCACTTTTTTGATTTATTAACCCTCTTGCTTGTTTACATAAGATATACCACCTACTTTCATTATCTCTATACGTTTGATCGTTGAACTTTCTTTTAAGCATCCAAGTAATATATTCTTGAATTGCAAGCACCGCTTCTTCTAAAACCATAATATTTCCCTCTTCATCAGTAGCGAGTTCCCAAAATTCAATAGTAGCAGGAAGTCCATCTTCTACTGAATTGACAAATTTTATGTAGCAGCCTTTTATATAAAATCCATAATTTTCTGTTCCCGGATCAATACAAGAAGAATTACAGTTATTGCAACTAATGGTACATGTATTTGATTGGCAGTTTGGGGCATTAATAAATGGAATAACTTTCCCATCAAGTTTGACACATTCTAAAGCTTTGAATGTATCGCACATTTTAATTTTGTTGTCTTCTGTTTTTAGATTTGCAGTATTCGGCTGTAATATAGCTTTTGGCTTGATTAGCTTCATAGCTTCTATTGCCCACCTTTCTAAGTCTGAACTTATAGAAAGTTCTATGTTTGGCATATTAATATTGCCAAGAGCGCCTCTTATGGCGTATTTCGAAGATACAAGGTTATTTACTGTTATCATTGTTTACCATTTGTTTAATGGGCAGATTTCTCTAGGTGCTTTCGCTTTTAAGTGAATTTCACAACTACATCCATTACAAACTGGTAACAAACTATTTCTATTAGGGCATGAATAACTTCCGCTCGGTTCTTTCTTGTTGCATTCCAAAAGTCTTCCTTGGTAAACTTCTTGTGTAGTGGTTCTCCCCCTCACAAAATCTTGCAATGCTAAATCCAGCGACATATTTGTTTTCTAATAGGTAATAATAATCTCCAATTACAGTTTCTTTTAAAAAATCTTTCTTCCCGGTTCTTATAACATAATCAATTATCTTCTTCTTTGCTTTTGCTCCCTGGACTAATACCGCATGTTTATACATGTGATGAATAATCCAAGTTATTGAGTAATCGTCCCCATAAAACTTGTTTAAGAATTTTAGGTTTCGACCTTGATACTCATGCTTTAGCACTTGCATATACCCTAAGTCTAATGGCATTCTAAGTCTTGTAGGATTTTCTATAACATAATCCTCACAAGCTTCTATAAAGTCAACCATTATGTCCTTGTGTATTTTCTCCCTTTTCTTGCCTAGTCTTCTACTAACCGGCATCTTGAATTTTCTAAGGTACATGTAAAGGACTTTTGCAACTCCTCCAAATGTCATACCTAAATCAAATTCTCTACATTGGCACTTCCGCTCTATCATTGTTCTTTACATCTTGTTTTGTTTGAGCTACTAGCCCTAATTCTCTTTCCCAAATTTTACCATACAACATAGCTTCTAAATGGCTTGGAATAGGATAACAATCTTTGTCCCAATCAAAACATGGCTTTATAGCACCACCACAGCTATCAGTAACATCATCAAAAATTCCTCTTACATTTATTGCGCACAATTCATCATCATCTATGATATCAGTATTCTCTTTTATTCCAATCAAATAAATTGTATTTCCTATCAATTTCCCACGTAATCCCTTTTTAGGATTTTTGTACATGACATACTTTTCAAGGCTTCCATACCCTCCAAAGTCCATTGGTATTCTTGTTTCCTTATCTATAAGACCTACAAATGTAAGAGTTGGTATAATTAGTTGTGTCCTTTGATTAATTTTTACAAGTTGAGGAATAACAACCTTTTTGACATCTTCTCCCCAATCATACTTCTTACAATCTGCTTTATCTACAGTTAGTAAATCCATGCAGCCTAAGTCTTGTTCCCAGGAAACATCAAGAAACCCTCTTAAATTCAAATCCCAATTAATCAACCAAGAGCGCCAATATTTTATCCAAAAGGCAATTTGCCTATCAGACACATTTTGCGCCCTAGAAGATACACCGGCATCCGCTACATTGCGAATGTTATAAATCATTTCATTAAGAGTTGGCATCTACTTTGTTTACTATTCTTTGTTTAAAAGAATGAGAAAATGGGTCCCAATATTTTTCCCATTGAAGAGGTTGCTCTTCTTCCTCTTTTACTGGCTCCTCCGCTTTTACTTCTTCAGTAGCAGGCTGCTCTTTCTCTTTTGATTCTTCTTCCTTTACTTCTTCTTTTGGAGCAACCTTTTCTGCAATTAACTCTTCTTTAGAACTTTCTGGCTTTTGCTCTGGAGCATCTACTTTTACTACTTCTTCAGTAGTAGGTTTATCTACTGCCTTCTCCTGCTTTTTTACTGGCACATCTGCTCCAACAGTTTTAGGGATTTCTTCGCTTTCAACTTTAGTTACCTTTTTAGCGATTACTGAATTTTCTTTTTTTTCAGCAGCTTTTTTGTTTGCTACATCTTTGATTTCTTTTAATGTTTTAGCCATTTTTTTATTTTTTACAGTTTGAACAATCTTCTTTTTTGCCTGTTCCATTTACGTAGTTTACAGTTGCTCTATTGGAACTTTTATTGCAACCTTCGCACCCGCCATCTAGACCTGCAATTTTATCTATTGCCTTTGCTCTGTCGTATGGAATAACGCTTAATCCACCTATCAATAGTAGGTTTTGTATCTGGCTATCAGTTTGCCCTTGTAACGCTATTTTTGCTTGCTCTGGTGTCATAATTTAGCTGAATGAGCCACTTATTTGTTTTATCTCTTGCACTTCCATTTGCGCGCGATTATAATTTTCAATATTGACTTCCATTTTCTTAACTGCAAGTTGGCAAATTTCTCTGGCAATTTTATCTTCTAACTCAAAATTTGTTGCAGCAGAAGAAATATCTATTGGTATAAAGTTTTTCAAATAATTACCTGTAATTGATACTGGAGTTGTTTCGCTATAAATTTTAATGTACTTATTAGTTCCATCATTTAAAAACAAATAGAATGGATCTTTATCTATTGGCTTGTTAAATGGATCACGGTTAATTACATCAATATTATTTGTGGCGCTTGGCTTTACATTTCTATAAATAACAATAGCATTTCCATCACAATCTACTGCATTAAACCCTGCTTCTATATCTAGTAAGTATCTGAAATTTACAACATCAGTAGGAATAACTATTCTATCTGAATTAGCTTTTGTAAAAGGTCGTTGTAGTCCAAGTATTCTTAGCTTGTGCTCCTGGTTAGATTCAAATTGCTCGTACTCGTTCTCTACTAAATCATCAAAAGCTATATTCACAAAAGAAGAAACTTCCTCATCAGTGAAATACGGACTCCCGGCTTTATCTAAAAGCGCATCAATTAAAGTCCGCATTTCTCCGTAAGTCATTTATGCTTAGTTTTACTTTGATTTTACAGCTTCCTTTTTAAGACTAGCAAACAGATTATCATTTTCTTTTAAATACGCTATCAATGCTTCTTCTCCTGCTCCTACTACCTCTCCATTGATTGAGTACACGTTGCCACTTGTTTTGCGTAATCCTTTTGATTGGTCCGCTTCATAGTTAGCTTTATCTAATTGGAAGTAAATTACTTCTAAATATTCTCTGTCTTTGTCTTCTAGCTTCTGAATAATGTTCTGCATCTGTTTTGGCCCTGCTTGTAGCATTTTTGCCAATTCTGCGCGAACAATATTTGCGCTTCCACTTGCTCCAAGTAATTTCCCGAATAGCACCACCTCTCTATCTCCCATTCCTTTAATCTTAGTCATTACTTCAAATGCCTTATCAAAACTTTCAATAGCTTCGTTTGCATCTTGTTCAAGGTTTTGAATTTTGAATAGTTGTGCTTTACCTCTTACTTCATTTCCAAAGCTATCAGTAGCAGGGAAAAAATAAGGTCTTAATTCTACTGCATTTTCAATAAGCTTTAATACTTCCTTCCCATCTGGAGTTGTATCATCAATCGTAACGCCTTGTGCTGGCATGTAGAAAGGATTCAACGAGTAATTTGCAAGAACTTTTTTATTCTTGTCTTTGAAAATTGCCGCTACACTCAACGGTTTTGGCTTCTCTTGGTCTATTGGTACGATTTCTACAAACATAACTTTTATTTTGGGTTTAAAAATGGGGGAGATTTTACACTCCCCCATTTAATGAAAAAAAACAACGATTACACGAAAGGATTTAAGTGCAATACTCCGTAAGGATTATTGAGCACTACTGTATATTCCGTTTCGATTAGCAACTCATAACCCGGTCTTCCAGTAACATTGATGTTACCTTGTCCGCCCGTAGCGTATGGATTGATAGTACCTGGTCTTACCGAAGGCTTCAAACTATCTTCAACTTTGCAGCCACCTTTGAAATACATTTGTGCAATTGGATCTCCATCACAGCTTTTGTCTGGTATTAATACCATTCTAAAAGACTCCAAAGAAGCATTACCTAAAGCAGAAACTGGAGGGTGTTGAGTAACATCGTTAAACATTACTTCTTCTCTGATAACAATTTCATACCCTGCAAAAGCATAGTGTGTAATATTATCAAGCACTTTTTGAACTTGCTCTCCATCTTCTGAAAAGTCAGTCATTGTGCAACATTTTCCAGTTACAGCGTAGTCATGCAATACAGATTGCAACAACATTTTTCCTGCTTTACCAGTGTATAAGTTCAACAACCCGCCATTGATACCTTCTCTCAATCCCCAAGCTACTATTTGATTTTGCAAAAACAAACGCAAAGTTTCGTAGTTAGCCGGTGTATTGTAGTAGGAAGATACTTGCCAGTTGATAACTGAAGAAGCATCTATTTGAGCCAACAAACCATCTCCTGCACCAACACTTAACCCATTTTGGTCAGTATTGATGATTGTTCCATTTGATGCATAACTAGATTGGCCATAGATAGCAGCATTAGAAAGAGATTTGAAAACATCGTAATAGAACTGTCTTTCTTCTTCCGGCATGTAACATTTTGAACCGTTGTCCCCTTCAATCCATAAGTTTGTTTGGATTCCAGACTTACACACATCTTTTTTAATACGAAGTGTGCTCGTGTAGTTTTTGAATAGGTCCGGGAAAGTTACAGGAACATCAGTAAATTGGTCGTTAGAACAATCTGCTGAATTTAAAACGAAAGACCATCCTGCTTGATCATCAGCTACTACTATACCACCTGGAATTGCGGTTGCTACGTCACTTGCTACTAACTTTGCAGTATAAGTGAAGTTTGCGCCTGCAACAGTACCAGAAGAAGTAAGCAATAACAAATAGGCAGTACCCGTTGCTTTGTTTACAATTCTAATTACTACACCCGGTTTTAAATATCCATCTGCTCCAGAAAGCGTAATAGTAACACTTGCATTGTTCGCACCAGTACCAACAATAGGAGTAGCTGTTTTGAATGTTACTAATCGTCTGTGGCGGCTTTCTACATACCAGTTTAAGGTATTAGAAGTCGTAAACATTTTCTTTGAATCAGCAAGTTGTTTTGGCGTAATGGTTCTACCTGTGCCTAACATATCCGCGATAAGTGCTGAGCCTTTTTCTTCGCAGAATCTTGTAATAACTTTTTTTCTTACTTCGGGGAATTTTAACCCGATGCTATCGAAATACGCATCCGTAGTTGCGCCTTTGTTAATTGAGCCTTTATATACTCTCATTTTGTGTGAATTTTATTTGTTAAGATTCACCACAATCAAATCTTTTATTTCCAACCAATAGGATTGAAGTCACCCGTATCTATTGCGTTTGCATTAGCAAAAGGCTTAGCCTTCCCGCTACTGTGTGGCGCTTTGTCAAGGGTATCTACAAAATTCTTTTTGGTCATTGTTTTTTTTGCTAATGCTGCTTTAATTTGCTCTTTATACGTTGCGTAATAAGCAAATTCAGCAAGTAAGTCCGGATCACTTTTCAGTTTTTTTATAAGTTCTCCGGATTCAATAGCGGTTTTTAATGGTAAAAGGAACTTCTCTTTTTCTTTTCCTTCAACTCCTAGTTTTAGTCCGGCAAATTCAGTCATCTTAGATGCACTTTCTATTGCTTTTGCTAAAAATTTAGAATCGATATCTTTAGGGGAGAGTTCTTTTAATGTTTTTGCTGCTTCCTGTACTTCGCTTTGTATCTCTCTCTTTTTATTTTCAATAGCACCAGCGAGGTTGTTTTTGATCTTATTAACTTCGGCTCTGTACTTAGCAGGGTTTTCATCTTTTAAGTCTTCTATCATTGCCTTAGCATCTTCTTTGGTGTAGTTCTCTGCTACATAAACTGCTTCTAATAAAACATCATCATCAGCTTCAATCCAACTAATCCAAGATTTAACCTGTTCATCATTTTGGAATCGCTCATTTGCAGTATTGATAATCTCTTGCGCTTTAGCTTTTCCTTTTAACTTTGATACTCTTTCTAAAAGTGCATCATCATCATTAATATCATCATCTTCCTCTAGTAGCTCTTTGAACTTAGAGTAATCTCTACCCTCTGTTTTAGGCTTTACTGTTTCTGCTTTTTCTTCTTTATTTTCTCCAAACAAAGTAAATTCAGTATCAATGTTTTCCTCTGAACCTTCTTCTGTTTTATTTTCTTCCGTTTTGCCTTTTTCTTTAGAGTCTGTTTTATCCTCTTCTTTTATTGGAGGTGTAGAGAAGTTTGCAAAATCTAAATTATCTGTAGATGCAGTTGTTTCCGTATTTTCTACAGTTATATTTTCTTCTTTATTTGCTCCTTCTTCTATAATATCGTCAGCCATGATTATCTTATTTTAGACAAAATTAAAACTTTTAATTAAATTTTACACTTTACTGAGAAATTATTTTTTGTTTCCCTTTTTCTAGTTCATTCTGTGCAAGCATTTCATCCATTTTATTTTGCTTCAGTACATCAGTCAACTCGCCTTTCCCTTCAATCTTCATTTCGGTAGTTTTTATTTGAGCATTTGCAGCAATAGTAGCTTCCGTAATACCTCCCTGTACTTTCTGTGCTTCTGTTTGTGCTTTTGATTGTGCTTGTGCCATTATCACTTGTTGTGCTTGTTGTTGCATAGCTGTAGCTTCTTGTTGTTGTTGTGCTTGAACCTTTTTAATATTTTCAACTCCTTGTCTGAAAATTCTAATAGCTTCATTACTGTTGGCTCCGTTTATCATTTCAATTACAGCAAGTGCCATATCTGGATCATTGCTTGTCGGTAATACTCTTTCAGCCATAGCAATTACTTTAGCTTTAAGTTGTTCATCACTTGCGCTATTTTCTATAAATAGTCCATACACATTAGACTCCCAACCATTATCTTTAATATTAAGTAATTCAAATCCTGCATCACCCATGAAGTACCGAACATATTCTTTCCCTGCCCATGCTGGCTTCATTAGGTCTAATAATTTTTGTAAAGCAATTTGACAAACCATATACCATGTAGTAGTATAAGGCTGCGTTGTCATTTGAGAAGCAATAGTTGCGTTTTGTTGTAACCCTAAACCAGTATCACTTTTTAAGAATCCTTGTCTAGCATCATTGATTCCGGTCATTAATGTGGTATTCATATCTAGGAACGAAATGAAATTCATCAACTGCTGAATAGCAACGGAACCTGCCATATCCATTACTTGCGGTTTCATAGCATTAGGATTTGATGTCCCTGCTTGCATATCTCCTTCCTGCGCTGTATTAATTTTCCAGATACCATTTACACGCATGTTGTAAAGGTTATTTTCGCTATTGCTATCAATAGCTTCATCAATGATTAATACATTTCCTTGTATTTGCGACATAAGACGCTCTACTGCATAGAATGCTTGTATTCTTAATGACTGTATTGGCTGAATCAAAGCTGCAATAGAAGGAGTTGGATCTACAATGCCTATAATATTTAAGTCCTTTTCTCTTGGCGTATCTCCTATCATATTTTGCCCTGGCAATGGCTCTGTCTTGTAGTGTATTGTTGTCCCAATCATGTACCCTTGCCATAGTTCACTATAATATCTGTTTTCGTATTTGCTGTTTGGAGAGTTATCACTATCATCAACAAAGTGCACATGCGGATTGTCTTTATCAAATTTATTCACATTAATCTTAACTCTTACTCTTTTACTTGCTCTCCAGTTAGCATACATTCCACGTACATAAAGTGCGCTATATCCATTCCCTGTTTGGATAAATCCCCCCGAACATTTTTGGTCTATATTCCCGAAATGTAAATCTCCATTTTTAAAAGAACTTGCAAGATTTCTTAACTCTAATACGTGCTCTTCTGATAAGTCTGGGAACCGGTCTATCATTCCTTGTGGTGTATCATAAAAGTAATACCATGCTGCCATGCCATGATGAATGAATGGACTATTTGGAGAAAGTATATATCCTAAATCTCTAGGATCTATACGCTCAATATTTGGATCATCCATATCTACAAACGCATGTGCCGCCATTTCACTGCATATCAAGTAATCTTTATAGCATTGATTTGTTAGTTTGTAGCGAACATTAGAGTTTCCAGTTTTCTTCATCAAATAGTTTAACCCCTTCTGCATCATTATTTCATCATTCTCGCGATAATTTGCAAAACTCATTTCTTCAATTTCTTTTGGAAGAACTATCTCTTCATCTTCCTCATAGAGTGGAGTCCCTAAAAGTTTATCTATTCCAGACTTTTGTCTTGTCATTCTAGTAACTTTTTCAGACACATCACCTACAAACTTTTCTAATTTCTGAATTACTGCATCTGCATTTATAGCATTTACAGAGTATTTTAATGGCTGTGTGTTTGCTTCTCCTATTAATCTATTTAAAACACTAGGAATCAAATTTACATCACGTATATATGCAGGGATTACTTTTTCTATTCCACTTCCATCAGCACAATAGAATTTTGTAACATGGTCAAACTCCCTAACATCAACTTTTGCTTCAGCATATTGATAAAGTCTTTTAATATCTGTTCTTTGGGTAAAGTTAGAATAGTTTAAAAGCGACTGCATATACTGTTTTGCCCACTTATCTTGTTCACAATCTCCTTTCTTTGCCCCCTTAGTCTTTGCGGGAACTATATACTCCGGGAAGGTAATTGCATTTACATCTTTTTTCTCAGTTGAATTTGAGTCCATAGCTTTGTTGTTTTATTTGAAGTTCTTGTGCTTTTGTATTTATCCAGACTATTTCTCCATCCCTTTTAGTCATATATGGAGTAAATGATTTTTTTACCTTTTCTCCCATACTTTCTTTTCGTTGTAGATAAGTTGCATTGTTTTTTGCATGGAGTATGCACCACAAATAAACCATAGCTAAATCTGTATTCTTTACTTTAAAGTCATTCAATTCATCTATTACTTCAATAAAAGGAATGTTCTCATAGTAGTTGTTAAACTCTTCTACTGCAAGTTCAGTAGCAATAGAAATATTATGTTCGCTTGGTATTACTCCATACTTGTTTTTTGCCATGCTATTTCCAAGTGTAGAAAGCAAGTTTGGTCTTGGCGCTAAATGCTTCTCTGCTAGATTTGCTATAAAGTAATTGGTCATGTGCTCGTCTATTGCTTCATAAAGCATTTTGCAGTCATAGTACATAGCTGTTAGTAGTGCATGATAGGCAAATTCATCTTTCTTCATGGGCCTATGGTGGTAAATACAGATAGGTAAATTACCAAGCTGGCCTACTCCCTGGTAATCTCTGTAAACCATAATTGCCCCAAGCGAGTCGCTATCTACTGCGCCATCCGTTTTATATCCATCTACTGCCCCTACATCTTTTCTTAGTAAGGTTGCGCTTGGTTTTTTATATATTTTCCAAAGTCCATTTACGTTGTGCCTAAACTTTACTACCTTTTTTTCATTCTCAATAACCATGTATAGGTCCCCAACATCAATGCCATCAGTAATTGCCTTATTGGTTAGAATATTTCCGCGTTGCTCCGTAATTTTATCTCCAGTAAACGGAGAAGTGGAATATCGAAGGAACATATCATTTTCGCAAGTAGGGTAATTTTGGCGGTGCTCCATTACTGCCTGCTTATTTCCTGTCTTCTTTATAGTTTCTAACTCTTTACTCAGAAATTTAAGCGCTCTATCTTCTAAGCTTTGTCCAGTTTCAAAGTCTATAAACTGCTGTGTAGTTCCGTCTGGAAGTTTCTCATAACCGAAGAATGCTCTTTGTGCAGTAATAGCAAATTTCTCAAATCCATATCCTTCGGCATTATGCCAAAGTTCGCACACATCTTTGTAGCCTTTATGTGCGGAGTTGGAAGTTCCACCTACAATAGAGGTCCCAAACTTATTTGCCCCTTTCTTTAAGTTTGCCCGGTTTGCCATGATCAAAGGAATAAGGCAGTCTATTTCCCCTGCTTCATCTACAACAATAAACTTCGCGCGAAAGGATTTTGCAACGTCTTTATTGGTAACTTTCATAAAAGCAATACGGGAATTTTGCCCATACTCCTTTTGCTCTTTCGTTTCCTCGTCTGTTTCTAACCAACCGTAATGCTTTAAATCTTCGCTATCTTTTATTCCTGGAGAATGCCTCATACACCCCGGAAGTCCGTTCCAAGTTGTTTTATACTTCTCTAAAAAGTTATCCTTGTGCTTAACCTCTTCTCCTTTAGGGAATAGTGTAACTATAGTATTGTTGGAGTGGAACTGTGTTTCTTTTACACACAAAGAACTCATGGAGTATGAAAATCCCTTATCTCTGGCTTTCCAGACAAATAAATCTTTTCCTCTACGCTCGCAATCATCTATGATATTAAATAGTTCATGGTAAACATCAACATGATAAGGACTAGCTAAGAACTCATAATTTTGTTCATCTAGTAGTTTAAGCTTCGAGAAATTTAAGTGGAAATAGTACCGGCCTGTTATTTTTGTTCCTCCAACTTGGTAGCCATTATGTATATAGTGCTCCTGCTCGTCCATCCAATCGTTCCATCGGCTGTCGCTAGGTGAGTAGTCGGGCAATTTCTGTCTTACTACTGGAGAAAATTTTCCATATAATTCTTGCAAGAAAAAATAAACACCACTATTCTTTTATTGCTTTTTTCTTAATCGCTCTTCAGCTAGGGTTAAATCTCCACCTCCTTTCCTTCTCCCTACCTTGCTTTGCTCTGCTTCTCCGAATTTGCCTATATCTTCTCTTGATTTTAGCATTTTTGGTGCATCAATGATCAACTTGGTAACAGTATCTATATCATCATCCTTTATAGTACCTCCTTTTGTTTTGGTATCAAGGAATCCGCTAATATTGCTTATTGCAGTATCAACAGACTTTTTAAGTTTTGTATACGGGTTTCTAACTTGAATCTCCGCATACTCTTTTATTGCTGCCTTTACCTCTTTACTTTCCGTGCACTCTTTAGTAACCGAAGTAGCCTGCATAGCTTTTATAGTCCGAATATCTGAATCTAAAAAAGCATAGAGTTCATTATCGCAATCAGCCATGAAGCAAACATAAGCTATTGCCTTTGCTCCATAGGTTTCCATTACTTTTTTGAAGGAAGAAATGGAACATACATAATCTTCATCAAATAGAAAGTCCCTTCCTATTGCCCTTATTTTTATCAGCATATTACTCTATAAAAATAACCCCGGCTCCTGCCGATAATTTGTCTTCTAATTGCTTTCTAGGCATTGCAATTTGGAATACCTCATGTGTTGCTCCAGAAAGAAATATCTTACAAGTATTTTTACTAATAGCATCTTCTAAGTCCCAATCTGCAATATTAATAGCAGCTACATTAAAAGTTACTTTTTTCTCAACTCTGTTTTTATTTCTATCCAATTTTATAACTGGCAAGTGAATTTTAACATGCTCCATAATATTCTATCAATTTTAAACAAAGTTATAACTTTTTGATAAATTCCTTTTTAATTTTTTTTACATACCCCATTTTTTTCATCCTATTAGAGTCATGAAACTTCATTAATAGGTTTCTTCCTGCCTTTTTTATCTCTTCCAAGTATTTAAAGTAGTCTTTGGCACACTCTCTTTTTATTGAATTATCTATTAAGTCAACATAACATTCAAGTTTACTTTGCACAAAACTTTCCTTAAAAAGAGGAATTTCTAAAAACCAGGTAACAAAGTGACCTTTCAATTTAGGTCCAGATAATCCATCTAAACTATCCTGCAACGCGCAGCATCCGGCAAATACAAAGTAAGCTGAATCGTACAAAGAAATATTATACTTTTCAGAAATAGTCTTCAGTATTCCGATCATAGCTGGCTCCTCCTTTATAAATCTGAACTTAGATTTTACAAACTCCGCATCATTCTCCTGCTCCGGACTTACCTCTTTATAGATAATCTCCTTCTCTTTATCAGAAGAGTAAAGCCTTTCCTTTTTGATATTAGCAAAGAACTCGTTAGTTTCTTTTGTTTTCTTGAAGGCCATCTTTGTTGATTACGATTTTATAATACTTTTCAACTGCATCTAATCCACCATCTAGGTAAACTCTTTGTAGTTGTTTCTTTTGAGAAATCCTATTAATAGTCCCTTCTCCACCACGGAGTTTATACATTTCCTTTGGTACTACTCCCTCTTTGTTTATAGAAGCATACTTCTCATTGCTTAAAATCTCCGCTCCGGAAACTATTTCTACTTCCTTCATAGGAATTTCTGGAAGACTTGAAGCTATATGCGCTAAAAATCTCAACTCATTCTTGCTTAACTTTCTCTTTGCCATAGTATAGTTATAGGTTTTTTAATCGTTCTAAAACATCAGCAGATGTGTGACCATCAAATTCATATTTTGCCTTTTCTGCAATAGGCACTTTGAATAAATCCCAATCTTTAGCTTCATAATGATTTGAAATTTGACCGCTTGGCAATATTGCTACTACAATAAACCAACCACCACCAAAGCATAATTCCCCATCATGATGCTTCCAACTTTTATGCACATCGTATTTAGGCTTTATAAGGGTGTCCAAATCAGAACCAATAGAGCCATTTGAATACTGACCCCATTCATTAAATAATACAGCATTAAAAATTTTTCTAAACTCATATAGTTCATCAAAAGTATGGTAGCCATCTGAATAACTACCTCTTACATCAGAAGGTGTATCATTAATTCCTTTTTGAACTTCTAAAATAATTCCGTTTTTACTTTCCATTGTGTAGTTTTTATGGTTTAATTAATAATTCTTCTCCAGTAAGAGCAAAATATAGGTTTTGTAATTGATGAACATATTGAATTAGTCCATGCTTAAATGAAAAGCGCTTTCCATCTTGCCAAAGATTTAAGTTATTGCAATCATAATCTGCAAATGAAATTATTAATCGCTGACTTATTTCTAGCTGCAATACATTGTTTTTCCCTAAATCTTGAGTCTTTACAAACCCAAGCTTCAAAAGCCATTCTTCCGTAAGTGGTATAGGTTTATGGTAAGCATTTATTTCGTAATCTTCATCTTGCATTGATGACCTAAAGAATCTCGGAGTAACTTGGTAATTACCATTAATATCAGTTCCATTTACTTTCCCACCTATTAGATTATCAAAATTAATCCAATTCCCAATTCTAAGTTCTGATGATTTCATACTATCATTCTTTTTATAGTGTTTAAATTAGATACCTAGTAATTGTTTTAGCATTTCACTTGATTCCAGAAACATCGGTTTTAATACCTTAAACTGTTCCTCATTATTGCATTTTTTAATATTAATAGCAATATGCTTACGATACTCTATTAGATTTGAAATGTTTTTGAAAAGAATATCATTTGCTTCCATAGAAGACGCAAGTTCTATTTTTCTATAATCCTCCGCTACTGAAGATGAATAAGAGTCCATATCTATAGTTTAAAAAATAATTGTCAATCCCTTCCTTCCCCAAATCTTTAAAGTCCTACCATCTGAAACTATCCCATCATCTAAATCAAAGCTATCCTGGAGCGCCTTTAACATGTTATCTCTATCCGGCCTTTGCTCATGCAGCGTAAAGTCCATTAACTTCTTCTTCTTCTCACTCCAACTCTCCGGCATTTCCACCACAAAGCAAACATCTATGCACTTCTCTAAAGTGTAGTTCGCTAACAGGCATAACATCTTAAAATCTTTCTTGTACGCAAAGTATTTGCGCACACACTCCCTCTGCCTTTTTCTAGGATCAGCATGATTCGGGTTTGTCTTCCACTTATCACTCCTCGTCATTCTCGGTGCACTACATGGCGCAATCTCAAATATGAAACGCACGCTGTCTATATTATACCTATCCTTTAGTTCCTTTTTTATCCTCTCGTCCATTGTAAACTATTGTATCATTAATATTAAAAACGCAATAACTAACTCTCCTTAACAGTCCGCATTGGACCAATCTACTCAAACACATATTCACAGTTCCTACCTTCTTCCCAGTTAATTCGCTTACCTCCTGTCTTCTTATTGGACTTAACGTAAAACGGCTACTGTCCTTCTCCAAGTATCGTATCATGCAGCAGAAGACCTTCCAATCTCCATCCCTTATCCCTAACCATTTATCAAATCCATTTACATAAAACTTTACAAATATATCCTGCTCTACCTTCTTTACAAATACATCCTGTTCCTCCAATACCTCCCCCTCTTCCGATAGAATTTTAGTACGCTTTATTACCCTAACTTTACTCATACATAAAACCCTTTTTAAAAATATAAAAGTACAAATCTTATACGTAGCGTATATACTTCTTATACACCACGTATAAACATCTTATACGTAGCGTATAAAAAGTATATCTAAGATCGTTGGTATCACTCAATGTCCCTTTATATTCTTTTCTAGAATATTATACCGACTTTTCTTGCCCTAAACAAAGGTATTCCTTTTTTTCCTATTCTCAAAACATAACCCCTCCAGTCCATGGCAATAAGTCAATAGGCTTTAAAAAGGCAGAAATTGGAGCGAATGAAACGCATGAGAATTGAATGGATTGAAATATTCGGAGGTCAGTTATGGAATATTCAGCGCATTTTGAGTTGAGGAATGGAGAACCGAACAGTTTTGACAGACTCCAGAACTTTAGCGACCAACCAACAGACCAACTGAAAATTATCAGCAGAACATTTTACCTCCGAAAATATGAACCAATTTCCTCCCAAAAGAACGAAACCAAGATTTCCCCATGTGATTTCCCCTTTGCTCAATCGTCAAACCTCCGA